CAGCTTCTACGACAAGTCTGGCTTCGGGGCTCGGGAAGCGGTTGGGTCATTTTGGGCCAGACTCCGTGAGTGCGGGGCCGTGGTCGAAGTGCCTGCGCTTTTTAGGTACGGAGGGAAGGTCGTGCAGCGCCGATACTGGAAGGTGATAGAGACCCCGTGAGATTCCTATAAGAGACAAAAATCGCATTTTAAAAACAAATCACTAGGCAACAAGTGTTACAGATGTTACATGAACAAAATCAAACACTTAGGTGCCCAAATGGGGATGTTACAAGGCTGTTGCACGGTGTTACATCTGCGATTCTGAAAGGGAATTAATCAAGTTGAATTCCAATGTTTTTCAGATCACGGGCCCCCCGGGGTGCGGAAAGAGTCAATTCCTGGCGAATTCCACTCAGGAAGCCGTCCTCCAACGCGGGCGACGTGTGGCAATCGCCTCGCTCACGAATACCGCCGCCGCAGAGATCAGAGCACGGACGAAGCTCACCGACCGATCGATGGTCGAGGTCGGCACCCTCCACAAGCTCTGCATGAACGCGATCGGGATCGGCCAGGAGCAGCTCGTCGTGAACTATCTCGACGAGTGGGCCGAAGAGGCAAAACGCCTCAGGCACCCCGAGTGGAGGCTGACCGAGGAAGCCAAGCCGGATACCCGCGGAGATCGGTTCCTCCAAGCTGCCAACCTCGCCCGCGATCAGCGACTCCCGCGCGCGAAGTGGGTGCCCCTGGTCGGCCTCCGGGAGTTCTTCGACGCCTACACGGCCTGGAAGCGCGCACACGAGATCCTCGACTTCCACGACTGCATCGAGCAGACCGTCGAAACCGGGGCCTTGCCGCTGGTGGGCGGCCACAAGCCCGATACGGTCTGCATCGACGAGGTTCAAGACAGCTCACCGCTTGAGCTCTACCTCGTTCGCGAGGTATGGGCTCCGAAGATCGAACGCGTGATTCTCGCAGGAGATCCAGATCAATGCATCTTTAGCGGCATCCGCGCGATCGATCCGCGCATGTTCATGGACTACCCGGCTGCTGGAAGCCACCTGCTCGAGCAGAGCTACCGCATCCCGCGCTCCGTCCACCGCTGGGCGCAGCGAACCATCCGGCAGATCCGTGAGCGCGTCGACGTGAACTACCACCCGCGCGACGCCGAGGGCGAGGTCCGACGTGCCTCCGAGATCACCTCGCGCTACCCAGACCCGATCCTCAGGCACCTCGACACATGGCTCGGCGAGGGCACCGTCATGGTCCTCGCCGCTACGGAGTTCCCGCTCTTCCCGCTGCTCAAGCTCCTGCGCCAGCGCGGCATCCCCTTCGCAAACCCGTGGGCCCCGAAGCGCGGCGACTGGAATCCGCTGGTTCTCAAGCGCAAGGATGCGGTGACCACCGTCTCGCAGCTTCTCGCGTTCCTCGATGGCTGGGAATCGTGGACACCCGATGCGATTCGACTCTGGCTCGGGCTCCTGCAATCCACGGGCCTACTCGTGCGCGGCGCGAAGAGCGATCCGAAGGTGAGTAGCCCCTGGACATTCGCCGAGCTCCGCGCGCTGTTCCTCCAAGAATCCGACTTCGATCGCGCCCTCGATCGCGATGTCGCGTGGCTGCTCGAGCACTCCACGAAAGCGCGACGCAAGACCCTCGAGTTCGCGCTCCGCGTCTACGAGAAACGCGGCCGTGAGGCGCTCGAGACACCGCCGCAGCTATTCGTTGGGACTGCTCACAGCTTGAAAGGATCGGAAGCGGATACCGTCGTGGTGTTCCCCGATCTCACGCCCGCGATGTGGGAGGCTTCGATGAAGCAAAAGGCACGCGACACCCAGACGCGAACCTTCTACGTCTCGATGACCCGCGCGAAGCACCGACTCGTGCTGGCTGGCCCCTCGAGCCGGCGGCAGTTCGAGTTCAGGGCGCCGGCATGAACCAGACCGCCTCGCACTCGACCCTCGTCAAGAAGATCGTCAAAGCTCTCCGCGCGCTCCCCGAGACGGATGTGCTCCCGCTACACGGTGGACCCTATATGCCAGCGGGGACACCGGACCTGCTCGTGGTCTCGCAAGGCTTCGCGATCTTCCTCGAAGTGAAAACCGGAAAAGCGAAAACCTCGATTGCACAGGATCGACAAATCGAGCGCTGGGAACGCATTGGAGCTGCAGTGTTCATCATCCGCGACGTAGATGCCGCCGTGGAACTCGTGAAGTTCGCGGTCAATCAAGAAGTGTTTCTGTGGCGTGTGAATCCAAAGAAATGGAGACAACCATTCGAGGAAGACCATGCCGAATAAAGGCAAGCCGCCGCGGTACGGACAAGGCCACGAAGCCTACCAAGAGCTCGAAGCCCTCCGCGTCCTCGAATGGCACCTCGCGAAGCTGGAATCAAAAGGATCGTTCGACCTGCGGTACAAACCATTTCGGGAAGCAAAATGGCATGGCTCTATAAAGCTCATCATCATCGATCGCGCGTGCCAAGAAGGGATCCGACACACGCGCGGATCGTGGGAATCTGGATGGAGGAAGCAACCATGAAGATCCCGAACGAACTGGGCGGACACTACGAATCTGAGAGCGGAGCTGTCGCTATCCGGGACGCCAAGCATCGCGTTCTGGAAGCGCAGAAGGAGCTCGCTCGCGCCCAGCACTCCGGCGAGGAAGATCGCATCGCGCGGGCCACCCGTGAACTCAAAGCCGCCGAAGAGGAGCTGAAAGCCTGTGCCGCGTGGACCTGAGCCCTACGATCGACCCTTCCTGCGGCCTCGGTCCTCCCGATGCCGGTACTGCAACCAGCTCATCCTGTGGTCCGAGTTCATCCCACCTGGCGTGCGCGCCAACCCACCGCAGCCGGGATTCAACCGCTGCGCGCCGTGCGCAGCGAAGCTCTACGCTTCGCTCATCTCGAAGCCTCGCGCGTCCACGCGCGCCAATGGGAGAGACGCATGTTGACACCCGACCCGACACCCGCTGCAATCGAGCACAATGAGACCTCGAAGCGCGCCTTCGCTGCCGCGAAGCGGCGACTCCAACAGGAGATGCGCCGCATCAAGAAGCGATTCCCCATGCTCCGCTGCACGGTCCTCGTCGCGCACCCGGACGGCCAGCGGGGCACCGATCAGCAGCTCTTCTCGGACCTGAATCCGCGCTCGGTCCACCAGCAGCTCGTCACGATGGCGGCGGTGATGGAGCAAGCCACCACGATGCGCCCTCATTACCAGCCGCCCGCTCCACCGCCAGAAGCCTCGTGACGGAGCACGCCACGGGATCGCGAGACCTCGCAGCACTTGACGCAAATGCCCGCCTCGCGTATGGATTGAGCGAGCACACTTGCAAGGAGCCACCCTATGGCCATCCCGCCGTTTTCCAAGCCGCGCCGCGTCTCGGGGTACGCCGCGCCCTCTGGTCCTGGCTCCAAGGGGCGCATGCCGCTGCGACATACCGAAGCCCGCGAAACCCTCGAATTCAATCCCCCTCCGATCGAACAGGCTCCCGAAGTCGATGGCTCGCTGCGCGGGCACGACACGAGCTACGCGCGCACGAAGCCGCTCACGTACTCGGAGCCGATATAAGCCCTTTGGTACCGCTCATCTGTGGTGAGCTCAAAGGTCAGCTTTGATGGCGAAAGGACGCAGGCCGACTGATCGCGAGATCGCAAATCTCAGACCGTTTCCAAAGGGTCATAGTGGGAATCCAGGCGGTAGGAGCAAAAGCTGGCAGCAGCTCCGCGAAGAGTATCGGCAGCAACTCGGACCCCATCTACCCGGGATCCTCTCGAAGATGATTGAACTCGCGCAGACCGGGGACGTGACCGCAGCGAAGTTCCTGATGAGCGCCGTTGGCGACATCCGCACCGTGGAACTCACGGGCGCCGATGGCGCTCCGGTTTCCTTCGCGCAGCTCGCGGAGAAAGCGCGCCAAGAAGCGAAAGACAGAACCGATGCGACTTGAGCCCACGCGCGGCGGCATGGCGCTCGGCATCGTGCGCCGCACGCAGCGTACCGTGAGCTGGCTCGTGGACATCGACCAAGGCCGCTGGCGTCCGAGACCCGACGCGATCCCTGGTGGCCTGCGACACAGTGAAGATTGTCGCCGCGCGTTGCTGCCAGTGCTCGCGCTTCCGACTCATGGCATGGGACACGCAACCGAGGCGCTGAAGCGGCCGCTATTCGAGCGGCTGACGACGGCGCCGGAGCAGCGAAGAGGAATGCCGTGACGCGCTCTGAATTTGCCAGTCTATTCACGCCCGCCGCGTTGCTTGAGCAGATCGTAGAGAGTCGCAGTCGGCGCGTGATGGATCTTTTTTCGGCGGAAGAAGGCGGCGAGTGGATTCTTATCCAGCGGCTACCGGGAACCGACATTCGCGTAACCTCTTCGCTTATAGCGGGAGATCAAGTCGCGCTCTTGGACCATGCGGCCAACGTGATCGAGGCTGTGGTCAAACGCGATCAAGGTGATTTGCAATGACGCGGCTCGCCGCAGAGGTCGACTGATGCCCTGGCTCGGCGCCGCACTCGGAGCTGTCGCCGGGGCCATAGGTACTGGCGCGACTGCCGTAGGCGGAGCGTTGAGCACCGCTGCCACGGCAGTAGGTAGCGCCCTCGGACTTGCCCCTGCGACGGCGACATCTTTTGTCCCGGCAGCTGCTGGTGCCGCTGCCGGCGCGGTTCCTGCGGCCGCGACTGGCGCCGCTGCTGGGGCAGTCCCCGCTGCATTGACCGGGGCGGCTGGTGGCGTGGCTGGTGGACTCAGCAGCGCAATTCCAGCTGGGGCAGTACCCACCGCAGCCTCGGCGGCTCCCTCGTCACTCGGCCCGCTACAAGGCCCGATGACGGCAGCCGGCGGATGGGGCCCCGTGCAAGGCCCAGTCACCGCCTCCGGTGCCGCGCCGATGGGCATGCCCGGCGCGAGCATGCCGGTTCAGGGGCCCGCCGCGCCCACCGCGTTCGATTCGCTCATGAGCAAGCTCGGCAGCATGGGCTACGACGACTACTCGAAGATGATCCAGCAGCTTTTCGGTGGGCAGGGCGGGGGCCAGGACGGCGGCGGTTCCGCGACTCCGGGGGGAGGTGCGGTTCCGCTGCCGTCCGCTCAGCCCGCTCCGCTCAACCCCGTGGCCTACAGTGGCAGCCCGCTATTCTCGCGCCTGACGGCCGCAGCGCCCCGCAGCGGCGGGCTTTTCTAAAAGGAGGCATCCGATGAAGGGTATGACCATGAAACGGCCGCCTGGGGCCGCTGACGGCTCCGTGGCAGCACTCGCGATCCCGAAGGGCAAGATGCCGCGCAAGGCAGGCGGTGGGCCGCGCGAGCACGCGCCGCTCGCGATCCCCACGGCGAAGATGCCGCGCCGCATGGGCCGGAGGTAGCCATGGCGCTCACAGCAGCGGAGGTCGGAGACAAGGTACGCGCGATCGTCGCGGCGGGCGGAAACGACCAGTCGCTCGGCGCGCAGCTGATCGACTTCTTGAAGAACCACGACAAGGCCGACCCGGCGCCGGCCGAGGATGAGAAGCCGGCAGCGAAGTCCAAGCGCGCGAAGGAGTAGCGGCCGTGCCGCACTACACCGATGGCGAGGTGGGCCGCGAGGCGCGTCGCATCATGCGCGAGCCGTGGGCGAACGAGCGGAAGATGGTCACGCTGCTGCGGTTCCTGCTGAAAGACGAGGGGCGGCCGCCCGCGCCCGTGGAAGCGGAGCCGGCGCAGCCGCAGCGAGCACCGCAGGCGAAGCGGCAGGGCGAGGCACGCGCGTGAGCGACGCAGCCCGCCACGGGATCGCATGGGGCCTGCGGCGCGCGTGGCACATGGTCGCCTATGGCGTCAGCGCACCTTCGACGCTGGATCTGCTCGAGGAGCGCAATGATCTCCGGCGACAGGTGGCCGAGCTGCAGGCCCGAGTGGAGACGCTAAGGCATCTCCTGAAGAGCGCGTCGCTCGCCAGAGCCAAGGAATCCGCGTGAGCGACGAGCTTGTGGTCCTCGAGCGCTGCAAGAAGGATCCCGAGTGGTTCATGCGCGAGGTGCTCGGGGAGAATCCTTCCGCCAAGCAAGTCGAGATCGCCGAGGCGGTGCGCGACAACCGCGTGACCGCGGTGCCGAGTTGTCACGGCAGTGGAAAATCCTGGGTAGCTGCTCGCATCGCGCTCTGGTTCTGCTACTGCCACGAGGAGGCGCAAGTCATCACCACGGCGCCTACCGAGCGGCAGGTGAAGGGCGTGCTCTGGGGCGAGCTCCACAAGTCGCATCGCCGCGCGAGGCTCCCGCTGGGAGGCGAATCGACCGCGCTTCAGATCAAGCTCGCGGACAAGCACTGGATCCTCGGCTTCACGGCCCCGGACTGGGACGCTTCGCGCTTCCAGGGCTTCCATGCGCCGCATGTGCTCGTGGTGGTCGATGAGGCTTCCGGCATCAGCGTGCAGCTTATGGATCAGATCGACTCGCTGCTCTCCGGCGGACACGCGCGAAAGCTGCTGATCGGCAATCCCGTGGTCGCAGGTGGCAGCTTCCAGCGCGACTGCGAGAGCCCGAACGTCAAGACGATTCCGATCAGTGCGTGGGGGACCCCGAACTTCCAGGAGTTCGGGATCGTCGAGAGCGACATCATCGACGGCTCCTGGCGCGCGAAGATCGACGGCCGCCCGATGCCGTATCCCGAGCTGATCTCGCCCGAGTGGGTCGCCGAGCGCTTCGCCTTGTGGGGTGTGGATAGCGCCGCGTGGCAGGCGCGCGTGCGCGGCGAGTTCCCGCTCGTGATCGAGGGCGCCTACTACGGTGAGCTGATGAAGGCTGCGCGCGCGGAGAATCGCATCGGGATCGTCCCCTACGACCCGGCCTACCCGGTCGGCACCGCGTGGGATATCGGCGTGTCAGATGAGACGGCGATTTGGTTCTATCAGCAGGTCGGCCAGCGCATCCACCTGATCGACTACTTCGAGGCTTCGGGCAAGGGGCTTCCGTACTACGTCAAGCTGCTCAAGGAGAAACCCTACGTCTACCGGACGGAGCACATCGCGCCGCACGACATGGCCGAGCGCGAGTGGGGTGCGGGTGCGCGAAGCCGCATCGCGATCGCGCAGGAGCTTGGGATCAACTTCCGCATCGTGCGCGCAAACGCCACGCGGCAGGGATCGGAAGTTGCCGAGGGAATCGACGCAGTGCGCCGGATCTTGAGCCGCTGCTACTTCGACGAGGAGAAGTGCGGCGATGGGATCTGGGCGCTCGAGAACTACCGCCGCAAGCGCAACCGCTCGACGGGTGAGCTGACGGACACGCCCGAGCATGACGGCGGCGCGTCCCATGGGAGCGACGCGTTCCGGTACCTCTCGCTGGGCCTGCGGCCGGTGGCTTCCGTCGCGCGGCCGCCGGTTCCGAAGGCGTGGGTGATATGACGACCGCGTACCCGAGCATCGAGGGCTTCGTCGAGATCGAGACGCAAGACGATCGCCCGGAGATGTCATCGGCTGAGGGCAGCGGCTACGCGATCGACGACTCCGAGCTGCTCGGGATCGTGAAGCGCGAGATCGAGCACTCGTCGGGGCGCGAGTGGTCGCGGCTCACGCGCGCGCGCGAGGCTGCGCTCGAGCAGTATTTCGGCAACCCGCGTGGAGACGAGCGCGAGGGCCGGAGCAAGGTCGTTACCCGCGACGTGTTCGAGCAGATCGAGTGGGCGATGCCCTCGATGATGGAGATCTTCACTTCAGGCCCCGAGGTGGTGAAGTTCATGCCGGTCGGGCCCGAGGACCAGGATGAAGCCGAGCAAGCAACTGCCGTCTGCAACAAGGTCTTCTATCAAAACGGCGGCTTCATGATCCTCTACACGCTCATCAAGGATGCATTCCTGTCGAAGCTCGGCACGGGGAAGGTGATCCACGACTACGCGCAGCGGGCGACGCACGAGAGCTACCGCGGAAAGAACCTGCTCGAGCTGCAGCGTCTCATGGCCGATAAGGACTACCGCATCCGCGACTTCCGAGCCTTCTGGGAGGATCCGCAGAGCGGCGAGATCCAGGAGCTCACACAGGAGAGCTCGCTTCCGCCCGGGTACGATCCGATGGCCGTGAAGTACGACATCGAAGGGGTCCGCGTTGAAGGCCGCGGCAAGATCGTGATCGACAACATCCCGCCCGAGGAGTTTTTCCACAATCGCGCCGCGCGTAGCCTCGACCACCCGACTTGCCGCTTCGTCGCGCATCAGACGCCGGTCTCGGTGAGCGCCTTGCTTGAGCAGGGATACGACGAGGACGCGGTGCGCTCGATCCCCTCGCGGCAGTCTCCCTACGACTTCACGGGCGAAACCGAAGCGCGCTCGAGCCAGGACGAGGGCGAGCTGTTCGCCTACGCCGAGCGAAACGACAGCGAGCGCACGGTGACGCTGACCGAGGCGTATCTGCTCGTGGATCGCGACGGGGATGGCATCAGCGAGTGGTGGAAAGTCTGTGCGGGTGGCGACGATCCGAACGTGCTGCTTCACACGGAGCCGGTCTCCGAGCATCCGTTCTTTTCGATCACGCCGATTCCGATTCCGCACCGGCTTCAGGGCCAGTCGCTCGCGGACGTGACGGGCGATCTCCAAGAGATCAACACGGCGCTCTGGCGGCAGTACCTCAACAGCCTGTATCTCGGGACGGACCCGCGCAACATTGTGAAGTGTGCGGGCGTCGGCGAAACGGCCGAGCCGCTCGTGAATCTTTCGCAGCTGCTCAACCCGACGCCGGGCGATTACATCGAGGTGTACGCCGACGGCGCGCTGACTCCCTACGTGCAGAAGACCAACGCTGCCGAGATCCTCCCGGCATTCGATGTCCACGCGAAGATGAAGGAGACGCGCACGGGAATCAGCCCCGAGGCGATGGGCATCAACCCGGATTCGATCAGCAAGCACGTCTACGGGACGATGGTGCAGGCATCGGCGGCTGCGGTGCGGCTCACGCTCTACGCGCGGATCTTCGCTGAGACGGGCATCAAGGCGATGTTCCAGAAGATCTACAAGGAAGTGATCCGAAACGACATGAAGGATCTGATCGTGCGGCTTCGCGGCGAGTACGTGCCGGTGGATCCGACCTCGTGGCGCGGGGAGCTCGACTGCGAGGTGACGGTGGGGCTCGGGCACGGCTCGAAGCTCGAGAAGTCGAGCGCGTTGCAGACGATCCTCGCGATTCAGGAGAAGATGCTGCAGTCGGGCATGACGAATGTCACCTCGATCGAGAACGTCTACAACGCCGCGGCGACGCTCACCGAGGCGCTCGGATTCCGCCACGCGGAGCCCTATTTCACCGATCCGAGGACCGCGCCGCCGCCCGAGCCGAAGCCGGACCCGGTGCAGGCGGCTCTGGAGATCGAGCAGCAGACCTCGATGATGAAGCTCGAGCTGGAGCGTCAGCGGATTGAGCTCGAGCGCGACAAGCTGCTTTTTGAGAACAAGAAGGTCGAGCTCGCGCACGAGATCGAGGTCCAGAAGCTACGCCAAGCGGGGTATCCGGCGACCACGGACATGCCGTGGCGCTTGACGGATCCGCCAGTTGCGCGACCTTCTGCGGAGAGGGCGGGGGGCAATGGAACCGACCGACCGACCGATCCAGCGCGCTGAGGAAGCGCGCCGGCTGCTGGAGACGCCCATCTTGCGCGACGCGCTCGAAGCGGTGCGCTCGTGGGCGATGAGTAGCCTCACGGCGGCGAAGACGCGCGACGAGGCGTGGGACGCGCGGCAGCGGATCGAGGCGGTCGAAGTCTTCGCCGCGTATCTGCGCGCGGTGCTCACGCACGGGAAGGCGAACGTCGAGGCGATGCAAGAGGCGGACCGCAAGCGGCGGTTCCACAAGCCGACGCCCGAGCGCGAGTTTCTCGAGCGCG